GTTCCAAAGTCTCCAGGAAGTTCTGGAAGACCATCATGTTGAAGTTCACTTAGACTTGAACAAAGAAGACATTTATGGTTCTTCTTGCGTTGTCCAACAGGCAATTGGATATATAAAAGGCACTTGCAACATGACACCAATGGTAAAACCAGATGCTCCAGCAGCATCATTCTGTGCAGACCGTTTGAAACGTATTCTGGCAGAACAAGAAATGGCAGAAGCATTGTAAGATTAAAGCGGGATTAGTTAAATGGTAGAACGGGACCTTGCCAAGGTTCGGACACGAGTTCGATTCTCGTATCCCGCTCCAGTTCTTTAGAATAGTCCGGCACGGACCGAAAGGCCGCACCAAGTATAGCTGGAATTTACCAGTGAACCGGAAAGGAACAGCCGGGTACGGACGTCACGAGGATAATAAGTCCTCACCTATTCTATGGTGGTTATAGTGTAGTGGAAGCACCCGACTCTGTGAAAGTCGTAGTATGGGATCGATACCCATTAATCACCCCAAATTTGCCTGGTTGCGTAGAGAGGTGATACGTCTCCCTTACAAGGAGAGCGATGTTGGTTCGAGTCCAACACCAGGTACCAAATTCGCCTCGACACACGGCGTACAAAAGGACAAATTGTGTGTCACCTGCTCTCATAGTATAATGGTATTACACATCCTTGGTAAGGATGAGAACCAGGCTCGTTTCCTGGTGAGAGCACCAATGCAACTCTAGCTGATGTGGTCATAGCGGTGGTCTGAAGAACCATGGAAACAGGTTCGATTCCTGTGGGTTGCACCAATATATAAGAATACACTTAATTATGCGGTTGTGATGGAATTGGTATACGTATCGGACTTAAAATCCGAGTTTTGTGGGTTCGAGTCCCACCAGCCGCACCATATAAATAGTATTGCGGGGTAACTCAGGAGTAGAGTGCCGGCCTCATAAGCCGGAAGTCGGTGGTGCGAATCCACCCCCACGCAACCAATAAGCGGGATTAGTTTAATGGTAAAACGAAATCCTTCCAAGTTTTAGTCAGCGGTTCGATTCCGCTATCCCGCTCCATTATAAAAAGGATAACATATGGCACACATGGTAAAAATTCAAAAGTGGGTTAATAATATTTTAGAATCTCAAAACCACTTTATTGCATCATTTGAAGATGCACTAGCATATATTGAAAATTATCCAGAAGCTCATTGCAGAATTTTTGATGAGAATGGCGAACATAAACATGAACGCCATCCTGTGGGAACAGTTAAAATTGATGTTCCCGTTAGTCTATCTACAACTATAGTTTAATTTATTTGTTCGCCAAAGGATTGTCAACGGCTTTCTGAATCTTGGCGTCAACTTCTCTCTTTAGTGTTTCCACTTCTTTATTGATTTCTTTTTTAGTTGTATTCAAATCTGTGGATATTTCTCTGCGAGCATCTGCCATTTCTTTACGAATAGCATTGACTTCAGCACGTGCTTTTTCTAAATCTTCATGCACATCTTTACGTGCTTGACGCATTTCTTGTTCAGTTTCACGTTGAGCTTGTTTAACACTACGTTCTACTTGCTCTGTAACTGATTCATTACGGCGAATATCGTTCTTCAAATCAACTTTGATATCACGTGTATAGTCACTAGACTTTTGGCTATTTTCCTCAATGACTGCCAAACGTTTATCAAAACCAGATAAGTCTGGTGCTGTATATTCAGCAATCTTCTTCTTCATACCAATATAGTCTTTGTAGACTTCAAAACAACCATACAAACCACCAAGCAATGAAGATGCGAGTGTAAATGCAACCATCAGTTTGGCTGGAGTGAATTCATAACCACCGATGCTGATAACGGTGTCTTTACTTGCATACTTTTTGACTGCAGCTTCTGCCTCATCAATTTTTGCGTTAACGTTTTTAATTTCTTCTGACATTTTAGTCTCCTTATTTTACGTACTGTAAATCCACCATTTCACGGTGTTTGTTGTCGTTAGCCAATGACCTGAATGCTCTTACATTATCAACAGTTTTTTGATTTCTATACACTTCTTTGGGTGCATAAAATGATGCATCTTTTAATGCAAGAGTTAAATAACTTCCGTATCCTGTTGGCGTTTTAGCCATTTTGTTAATATCAACTCCGCCAGCGGCTTCGTTGTTTTCTGCATTCTTATTAACTACTGGTCCCGTGTTTACTGTTGTATTGGTTGATGGTACAACAACTTTATCATTTAAGACTTGATTTATCGGACCAAATCTATCCAATACTTGTGTGGGTGTTAATAATGCTACCGTACTTGTGTTTTGTGTCACACTTTGCTGTGGTTGATAGTATGTAGGTGGAGGTGTTGTTAGAGCTACATCAAAAGTTGTAGTAGGTGCTGTATATGGTTGAACTGTTGGTTGTGCAGGCGGCAATAAACTATACAATTGATTTGTTGTAGTATATTGTTGAACCGCTGTATTGTTTGTAACATTTTGTTGGATTGCTGCAGCAGATTGTGTATTTTGTGGTGTATTATTGACGGGTGGTGCAGTATTAGTAACAGTTTGTGTTTGGGATGGTGATATCATTGCAACTGTTGTACCTGTTGTTGATGATATTACTTGATTAGAAATAGTGGATGCTTGTGTTGTTATTGTTTGTGTAGTTGAACTTGATGAACCAGACTGGTCTTGTTTTTGACTAGATGTTGTTGTAGTAGGACCTGCTGCAGCAATTGCTGTTGAGTTAGCTGATAAACCTTGACTACTGGAATTGTTTGAGTTACTTGTTGTTGAATTTGAACCAGAAGGAGAACTAGGTCCACTTTTCACTGCTGATTGTGCAGCTGTTACCGAGTTTGCTGTTGCGGAAGCTGCAACACTAAGTGCAGTTTGTTGTGCTTGTGTACCGGCTTGTTGTGCTTGTGCTGTTGCAGCTGCAGCAACTTGCATTGCTACTGCTTGGTTTTGTTGTTGATTTTTTGCAACAACTGATAAACCTATACTGGTACCTGATGTAGATTCTTTATTTGAACCACCCGATGGACCTGCTGATGCAGTTACTGGTCCTCCTGCTGGTGCAGGACCTGCTGCCGGTGCTGGACCAGCATTACCTCCACCTGATGCAGGTGAATTTTGTGCATTAGAACCATTTGAGTTTGGTGAGTTGTTTGATGCTGGTGGCGGAGGACTTGCCGCAGCAGGAGGCGCTGGTGCTGAAACAACATTGGCTGCAATACTTACAGAACCAATTGGTGCACCACTTGTTGCAGAAGTTGTAACTGGATTAGTGTCATTGACAACATTTGAACCTGAATTAGGTGGCGGCGGAGGAGGTGTAGCCGCTGGAGGTGGTGCAGGTGCAACTGATGCGGCTGCAACTGTTGTTGATGTATTATTTGTTGCGGCCGCAGTTGCCGCATTAATTGCATTTTGAGTTGATTGTTTAGCATATGCTGCAGCATAACCAGTGCAACTTGTACTACTTAATGGATTTGTTGTACATGCATCAGGCATAACAATCAAACTCGCATTCATATTGTAAATAGATGAACCTGTGCCTTGTACACTTGCGCTAAAGTTAAAATTGCCTAATGAATTTGTATTAACTGCTGATGGTGTTAACAATTGATAACTGGCAATCTGTGCACCTTGAGATGGACCATTTAATTGGTATGTTGTACCTCCAATACCTCTTGTGCTACCACCTTCTATTGCCACACTAACAAGACCTGTTGATGCAGTTGTGGGTAAGTTGTATGTAAATCCATAGTTAATACCATACAGTGATAAACCGGAACCACTATTAGACAATGCAGTTGAAATAGCAAAAGAATTACTTACTGGATTATTTGGTGTAGCAACCGCAGTAGGATTAGGAACTAAATTAGCACTTGTAAGAAGGCTACTAAATCCAGAACAACTAGGACTATATGCAGGATTTGCAGTACATGGGTTTACTGAGTACAATAAATCAAATGAGTTCACATGAACTCTTGGACCATAATAACCTGCCCAAAAGTTTTGGTCTTTACCCGTAAAACTAACAATTATTTTACTAGCTTGGCTCAAATCGTATTGATTGGAAAACATTTGAGTGCCAGAAAATTGTTGAAAAGTTCCGGTTTGTGTGTTTACTTGACTGTAATTATAGTTGTAACTTTCAAGCGTATTACCACTTGTTCCAATCAACGAAACATTACCTGAAAGCGTACCTCTATTACCTCCACCGTTGGATAATTCATTATTGATACCCCATGAATAACTATATCCAGACAGTTGAATGCCTGTACCTGCACTCGCTAATGCTTGGTTGATTGCTACTGTTTGACTAACAGTTTGTGTGGTATATCCAAAAATAATATTACCTGTACTAGGATTATAAGCAGGTGTGTAACCGCCACTATAACCACCTGCTGCACCAGTAACAGTATTGTTCCATGGCAAACCACCACCCAAGTTGAGCACATTCCCAGAACTTGTTACACTAAGTGCACCACTGGTTGCATTTATAGTGGCCGCATCTTGGGCAAAGACTATGCTTGCCACCATCAACAAAACAAAAAGGACTAACCTTTTCATTTTAGTCCTTTAGACCAATTGTTGGAACCTTTTCTGGATGTGCTTCCCATTCTTCTCTTGCTTGGTCACCAATTTTGCCTTCATATGGGCAAGGTGTTCCTGCTTGTAACATAGCATCAAATACACGGCGGTCTTGACACATAGTAGCTACTGCGGCCACTTTCATACCCATATCAAATAATGTTTTAGATAGTTTCAAGCGTTCGCAATTACCATCACGCATTGTGCCACCTAAACTTAAACCAAATACTTGAGTTTGTGTTCCACCACTAACACCAGTAACGCAAAGGTCACTACCAACTGACATCATTGCAGGTGCAACAGCTGTTGGAGGTGGTTGATGAATTGTTTGGTCAATCTTAGAAATATTTGAGTTATTATTATTGTTAGTCAATGTACCACTTTGGATATTTTGATTGACATTGTTGTTTGAACTTGTGCTAGTGTTTGTGTTATTGTTTTGGTTAACATTGTTATTATTACTTGTGCTTGCACTCACATTGTTATTATTGTAAGTCATTGTGCCAGTATTCACGTTGTTATTTGTGTTTACGTTGGTATTGCTGCTAGTACTTGTACTTGTATTCACATTGTTATTATTATTTGTATTGTTGCTGGTACTGGTACTTACGTTGTTATTAAAGTTAGTATTTGTGTTGTTGCTAGTGCTTGTACTAACATTGTTATTATTGTAAGTCATTGTACCACTGTTAATATTGTTATTTGTATTAACATTACTGCTTGTGCTTGTGTTCACATTATTGTTATTGTTTGTGTTGTTGCTGGTAGTAGTATTGACATTGTTGTTATTGTATGTCATTGTACCAGTATTATTTTGGTTGATGGTGCTTACATTGTTATTGTTGTAAGTCATTGTACCGCTGTTGACGTTATTGTTTGTGTTAACGTTGTTGCTTGTGCTGGTGCTTGAACTAATATTATTATTGTTATTTGTGTTAGTTGCAGTACTTGTATTAGTATTAACGTTGTTATTGTTATTAGTTACAGTGCCACTTTGAACATTGTTGTTGGTATATGTAACATTACCGCTCATTGCGTTATTGTTATTATACGTCATTGTGCCGTTGTTGGTATTGATATTATTGTTGGTTACAGAACCACTTTGAACATTATTATTGTTATTGTTATAAGTGATTGTACCACTATTGATGTTGTTATTTGTGCTAGTGCTAGTAGAATTTACTGTGCTTGCACTGGTAGCGGTGCTAGTTGATGTGCTATTGTTGTTTGTGTTGACAGTAGACAAGCTATTGCTAGTGCTATTTGTGTCAACCAAAGAACTTGAACTATATGCACCACCAGTTAAACTGGATGATTGGTTAATTAGTGCGGGATTGGATTGGGCTAGAGAAAAAACACCAAGTGTTGTTAATACAGTAGCCACAAGGATTTTTTTTAAATTCATCTCATTTCCTTTTTTATTTTTGTGGAATAATGGCAAAAATGACACAAACAGATTGACTGTTCAGAAGAATTCATATATAATCGCTTATTCCATTATTTATTCAAAAAGGATTGACATGACAATTTATGCAATGAAACTTATTACCGGCGAAGATGTATTGGCCGCAATTGATTCCGAAACTGAAACCGAGTTTGTTTTAGAAAATCCTGTTGGTATTGCTGTGGTCCGTGGCCAAAACGGACAACCAAATGTTGGCTTTGCACCATTCCCGTTACATGCGGCCCAAGTTAAAGATGCAACAATTTCTATTGCCAAAAAGCACATTGTGTATTATTATGAGCCTGCCGAAGACTTTATTACAAACTATAACCAACTTTTTGGTTCAGGTATCGTTCTTCCTAACAAACAAATTATTACAGGTTAATGACTAACTTCTATACAAATGTACAATGTTTCGGTAATGCAATCCTTTACCGAGGCGTTATGGATGGTAAACGTGTTAAGCAACGCATCGATTACCAACCATCACTTTACATTCCACATAAAAACGGTAAACTTAAATCTCTAGACGGTACTCCGCTTCTACAAAAGAAGTTTGATGATATCAAAGAAGCAAGAGAATACATCAAAAAGTTTGATGGTGTATCTGGTGGACCTAAGGTCTATGGAAACACCAGATATGAGTATGCATTCATTGGTGAACAGCATTCCGACATGGTTGATTGGGACCAGGATCACATTCGTATCGGCGTAATCGATATTGAAGTCGGTTCTGAGAATGGTTTCCCTGATCCATATCTGGCTAACGAACCTATCACTGCAATCTGTTTGAAATATTTAAATGGTATGACACTCGTCTTTGGCTGTGGTGATTACCAAGTTCAAGGCGAAGAAATCTATATCAAATGTAGAGATGAGTGGACACTTTGCAAGAAATTCATTCAACATTGGGCCAATGATACACCAGATGTTTTGACCGGCTGGAACACCAAGTTTTTTGATATTCCATATTTGATTAATCGTTTTCGTAAGATTCTTGGCCAAGATGAAGCCAAGTTGTTGTCTCCATGGAAATATATCGGTGAACGAAACACCATCATCAATGGTCGTTCTATGATTGCATACGATATCATGGGTGTTGCATCACTTGACTACATTGAACTATACAAATGGTATGCTCCTGACGGTAAATCTCAGGAGTCTTATCGTTTGGATGCTATTGCAAACGCTGAGATTGGTGAAAGCAAACTGTCATATGAAGAATTTGACAACCTACATGCTTTGTATCGTTTGAACTTTCAAAAGTTTATTGAATATAACATCAAAGACGTTGAGTTGATTATCCGTCTAGAAGATAAGTTGAAATTGTTGGAGTTGGCTCTAACTCTTGCATACGACACCAAGTGCAACTATGAAGATGTGTTTGCACAAACTCGTATGTGGGATGCATTGACATACAATCGTCTTATGCAAGATGATATCGTTGTGCCACCACGAGAAGTACAAGATAAAGATGGTATGTTTGAGGGTGCTTATGTTAAGGATCCTCAGGTTGGTCTACACGATTGGGTTGCATCGTTTGACTTGAACAGTTTGTATCCTCACTTGATGATGCAATATAACATCAGTCCTGAAACCTTGATTGAACCAGAAGACTATACGGATGAGATGCGTGAGATTCTATCACAAGGTGTAACCGTTGATAAATTGCTTACTAAGTCAATTAACCTATCAAATATTGGTGATAAGGCCACCATGACACCCAATGGTCAATTCTTCCGTACAGACTTCCAAGGTTTCTTGCCTAAGATGATGGCTGAAATGTATGAAGACCGTAAGAAGTTCAAGAAGATGATGTTGGCCGCAAAGCAGGAATATGAGAATGAAAAAGACGTTACTAAGAAGTATGATATCGAAAAGCGAATCGCTAGATTTAATAATCTGCAACTGGCTAAAAAAGTGTCCCTTAACAGTGCTTATGGCGCTTTGGGCAGTCAGTACTTCCGTTTTTATGATTTGCGTATGGCGCTTGGGGTTACTTCTGCTGGGAAATTGAGTATTCGTTGGATTGAAAACAAACTAAACGAATACATGAACAAGATTCTAAAGACTTCTGATGTGGATTATGTGATTGCGTCTGACACAGATTCAATCTATATGAAACTAGGTCCTCTGGTGAATAGTGTTTATGGTGCAGACGGTACTGTTGGACTTCCAAAGACTAAAGTCATCGATTTCATGGATCGTGTTTGCGAACAGAAGATTCAACCGTTTATTGACAAGTCATATCAAGAATTGGCCACTTATGTAAACGCATATGCACAAAAGATGCAAATGAAACGTGAGTGTTTGGCTGACAAAGGTATCTGGACTGCCAAGAAACGTTACATCATGAATGTGTATGACAATGAAGGCGTTCGCTACAATGAACCTGACCTGAAAGTCATGGGTCTTGAGATGATTAAGTCTTCCACTCCTGCCGCTGTTCGTAGTAAGATGAAAGAATCTATTCACATTATGATTGCTGGTACAGAAGATGATATGCACAAGTTCATCAAAGAATTCCATGATTACTTCAAAACTTTGCCACCTGAAGACATTTCTTTTCCTCGTGGCATCAATGGTCTTTCTAAGTATGCTGATGGCGTCACACTATATAAATTAGGTACACCAATTCACGTTAAAGGTGCAATCATATACAATCACAATCTGGAGAAGATGGGATTGACCAAGAAATATCCTTTGATTCAAGAAGGTGAGAAGATTAAGTTCTCCTATCTTAAGAAACCCAATCCTTTCAAAGATACTGTGATATCGTATCCATCAAGATTACCAAAAGAATTTGACATTTTGAAATATATCGATTATGATACACAATTCGAAAAGACGTTCATTGAACCAATTAAAGTGATTCTGGACTGTATTGGTTGGTCAACCGAAAAACGAAGCACACTTGAAGATTTTTTTAGTTAAGGAACATTATGAGTATATTAGACAAAATCAAAAAGAATAGTAGCATTAAAGATTCTGCTATTCTATCCAAATCAAAGTTTTTCACACAGAAGGACATGATTCCAACGGCAGTACCAGCAATCAATATTGCTTTATCTGGAAAGTTGGATGGTGGTTTAACACCAGGTCTTACAATGTGGGCAGGTCCATCAAAACACTTTAAGACTGCTTTTTCACTTTTGATGGCCAAATCTTACATGGACAAATACGAAGATGCTGCACTGCTTTTCTATGATTCTGAGTTTGGTACTCCTCAATCCTATTTCGATTCTTTTGGTATTGACACTGATAGGGTGCTTCATACTCCACTTACTGATATCGAACAGTTGAAGTTTGACGTAATGAAACAACTGACAGAATTGGAACGTGGTGAACACCTAATCATTGTTATTGATTCTATTGGTAACTTGGCATCCAAGAAAGAAGTCGAAGATGCATTATCTGAGAAGTCTGTGGCAGATATGTCAAGAGCAAAACAAGTCAAGAGTTTGTTCCGTATGGTGACACCACACTTGTCTTTGAAAGATATTCCAATGATTGTAGTGAATCACACTTACATGGAAATTGGTATGTTCCCTAAAGCAATCGTTGGTGGTGGTACAGGTTCATACTACTCTGCTGATAACATCTTTATTCTTGGTCGCCAGCAAGAAAAAGAGGGAACCGAAATCACTGGTTACAACTTCATTATCAATGTAGAAAAGTCCCGTTATGTCAAAGAAAAATCTAAAATCCCTGTTTCAGTATCTTTTGACGGTGGCATTAGCAAGTGGAGCGGCCTATTGGATATCGCTCTCGAATCCAAACATGTGGTAAAACCAAGTAATGGTTGGTACAGCAAAGTAAATTCTGAAACTGGTGAAGTTGAAGAAAAGAAATACCGTGAGAAAGATACGAATACATCGGAGTTCTGGACTTCAATCTTGGCAGACCAAACATTCCAAGAATTTGTATCAAGCAAATATGGTGTTGCTACTGGTAACATCATGCAGGAAGAAGAATGATAGAAGGTGTGGATTACTGTTTCATTTATCCTAAGGGTGATGAGACTATAACCCACATCAAACTACTTAACGGTAGTTATAAGGATGTGGTGTTCAAATATGGTAAAGTAAAAATAACGGAAGAAGTTGATGGGCCCCATTTACATTTCGCTTTTGATGTGTTAGAATCACCAATCGTGAAGCCTAAAAAACTTATGGTTGATGCCAAATTCAAAACTTATCTTGGTGATATGTTGGTTGAATTGATGAGTGACAATGTTGATGGGGATATTATAGATGAAACTAGAACAAACGATACTGAAGAACCTGATTTACTC